GCATCCGCTCAGGGGCAGCGAGCGGCGAGACCGGCCTGGTCGAAACTCTCTGCACCGAGCTTGGCATGACGCGCGGCGCCGTGCTGCGAGCCTGGCAGCGAGAGTGCAGACGCGACCCCGAGTTTCCGCGCAGGGACCACCGAACGGACAAACGCGAGGTGACCCATGAACATTGAACGGCTCAACAAGGCGGATGTGTGGCTCGGTATCAGGGCGGCGTCCGAAGCGTCACGGGTGAGCGAAGGGATCATCCGCAAAGCCTGCCGTGACGGCGCGATCCCCTTCAGGCAGGTGCCCAGCAATGGCTATGGTGAACCGGACATCATCCTGTTTCGCCTGGCTGACTTCGACCGCTGGCTTGCCGGGCGCTTGCGGCTCGTGCCAGGCAGGCACAGCAAGACCGCACGGATGCTGCGCATGATTATGGATGGCTGTTCTGTCTCCGCGATCTGCCAGGAACTCGGCATGAAGCGCGGGGCAGCACTGCGCGCGTGGCAACGCGAGTGCAAGCGCAACCCGAAGTTTCCAGTTCGCGACCCGGACACTGACCGTCGTGCCGGGTGGGCCGGTGAGACTCCCGATGAAAACTCACTTTTTATTTTGTCGCGCGAGCAGAAAAAATCAGGGCCATGGGAAAACACCGTAAAACTTCCGAGCCCGAGCAGTCTGCTGAGAGCGATCAGGTCCTATGGGCTCTCGGCGAACAGTCGAAACTTCTGAGCGAGCTGCGCCGCTATGCCGTCGAGTTCGCGGACGCAAACCCGGACAACCTGCAGGCGCAGGAGTTCGCGCAGCAGGTGCGCAAGGCGACCGCCGGGCTCAACGACGCGACGCACGCCTTCCGCCAGGCGCTGGGCATCACGGCCCGCGAAGTGCGCGAGGCCGCCGAGCGCGAGACCCGCCAGTACCACGACGCCATGCGCCCGGACGTCGTCGAGGTGTAACCATGGCCCGCACCGGCCGACCGTCGAAGTACACACGCCAGCTCGCCGAGCGGATCTGCGAGGCGGTCGCCACCACCGAGCACGGGCTTGCCACGATCCTGAAGGCCAGGGGCATGCCGCACTACGCCACGGTCATGCGCTGGCTGAACGTGCACGCGGATTTCCGCGACATGTACACCCGCGCGAAGGAAGAGCAGGCCGACCTGATGGCGGACCGCATCGTCGAGATCGCCGACGGCGCGAGCCCGGAAGACGTGCAGGTGGCGCGGTTGCGGGTGGACGCCCGCAAGTGGGCGGCGGCCAAGCTGAAGCCGCGCAAGTACGGCGAGCGCGTGACGCAGGAAGTCAGCGGCGTGGGCGGCGCGCCGATCGAGGCGACCGTCAACCTGAGAGGCGAACTTGACCAGCTCACGGACGAAGAGCTCGAGGCGCGCTTCCGGGCCAAGCTCGCCCAGCGCGGGCGCCGAGCCCCGTGAGGCCGGCTGGCCGCCGGACCACCGGAAGGTCTGGCGCGAGCGCGACGAGCGGCTTGACGAGATCCGCGCGGACCCGGAGCTGGTGGAGTTCTACCGCGCCACGTACGCCCGCGACCCGCTGCTGTTCATCCGCCACTGGTGCGTGACGTTTGACCCGCGCCGCAAGCCCGCGCTGATGCCCTTCGTGCCCTTCCCGCGCCAGGCGGAGTGTGTTCAGTGGATGCACGAGCGCTACCTGCGCCGCGAGAACGGGCAGGTCGAGAAGGCGCGCGACCTCGGCGTCACCTGGCTGATCGACTACTTCGCGACCTGGCTGTGGCTGTTCGTGCCCGGCGCAAAGGTGGGCATCGGCTCGCGCAAGGCGCTGCTGGTGGACCGCATCGGCGACCCGGACAGCATCTTCGAGAAGATCCGCATCAACCTGCGCTATCTGCCGCCGGAGCTGCTGCCGCGCGGCTTCGACGCCGCGCGCGACGCCCCCTCCATGCGCATCGTCAACCCGGAGACGGGCGCTGCCATCACCGGAGAGGCCGGCGACCAGATCGGCCGCGGCGGCCGCAGCACCGTGTACTTCCTGGACGAGGCGGCGTTCATCGAGCGCCCCGAGCTGGTGGACGCGGCGCTCAGCCAGAACAGCGACAGCATCATCGAGGTCAGCACCGTCAACCCGGGCGCGGTGGGGGGTCCGTTCCACCGCAAGCGCAACCGCACGGCCGGCACGCCCCGCCTGTTCGAGTTCGACTGGCGCGACGACCCGCGCAAGGGGCCTTCGTGGTACGCCGACCAGCAGCAGCGCAACGACGCGGCCGTGATCGCCAGCGAGATCGACCGCAACTGGGAGGCCGACGCGGACAACGTGGTGTGCCCGGCCGCCTGGGTGCGCGCGGCCCGAGAGCTGAGCCTGAAGGGCAGCGGCAAGCGCATCGGCGGCGGCGACGTGGGCGGCGGCAGCGACCTCAGCGTGCTGGTGGTGAAGCACGGCCCGCGCGTCGAGATGCCGCTGGCCTGGACCGACCCGGACGTGATCAACACCGGCCAGGAGTTCGCCGAGCTGAGCCGGCTGCACCGGGTGGAGCTGCTGAACTACGACGTGTTCGGCATCGGCAGCGGCGTGATGGCGACGCTCAAGCGCATCCCGGGCGTGCGCGCCAACGGCATCAACGTCGGCCAGCCACCCACGGAGCGCGTGTGGCCCGACGGCAAGCGCAGCCGCGAGAAGTTCCTGAACCTGAAGGCGGAGCTGTGGTGGCTGATGCGCGACGCCCTGCAGCGCACCTTTGAGCACGTGAGCTGGCTCGAGAGCGGAGGAACGCGCGGGCGCAAACACCCGCCCGAGGACCTGCTCAGCCTGCCCGCGGACGATGCGCTGTGCAGCCAGCTGAGCACCGTGCGCTGGCACCGCACGCCGGCGGGCAAGATCCAGATCGAGACCAAGGACCAGCTGCTCAGGCGCGGCGTGAAGAGCCCAGACCGCGCCGACGCCCTGGTATTGTGCTTTGCCCCCACAGCGCAAGAGATTAGAGTGAGTACCGTGAGAGGACTCTACTGATGCAATCCCTCAAACACCCGGTTTCAGGCAGGCCGCTGACCGTGATCGACAGCGCGGCGGACTGCCCTGACAACCCTGACGTCGTCCTCCTGCGCCGGGACTGGAAGCCGGCCGAAGACGACTTTTACATCGACGGATGGGAAGGGCTCAGGGTGACAGCCAGGTGCGATATCCGGGAGTTTGTGGCGGCAGGCGGTTCCCGCGAGGATTTCCACCTTGGCAAAGCAACTGTTCCCGCCCAACTCCGCAAAGCGCTTGAAACGCTGACCCAGGATCAGGTCGACCACCATTACCGCCATCGCTTGCCCGCCAAGCCACCGGTTGGTTTCTTCGAGGCGTAGCGCCTTTCGCCCGCCGCCAGCCTTCTAACCCTGTCGCGCGCGCTTGCACACTTCGCGCATGGCCGACAGCGACCAGCGGTTCTTTCACGACACTTACAACCTGCGCAAGGCGCAGTTCCAGAAGCTGCGTGACTGCTTCGAGGGCCAGGACGCCATCCGCGAAGGCGGCACCACCTACCTGCCGCGCCCGGGCGGCATGCCCAGCGACGCCAGCGGCGACACCATGTACGCGGCATACAAGGGCCGCGCCACCTACTACCCGGTGCTTGAGCGCACCCTGCGCGCGCTGCTGGGCATCGTGTTCCGCGTGCTGCCCAGCGTGGACCTGCCCGAGAAGCTCAAGTACGTGATGGACGGCGTCACCAGCGACGGCGAGGGCCTGATCGAGAGCCTGCGCCTGAGCGTGCTGGAAACGCTGCACATGGGCCGCCACGGCCTGCTGCTCGACCTGCCGCGCGCCGAGGCCTCGGGCGCGCACCCCTACATCGCGCACTACCAGGCCGAGGACATCACCGACTGGGCAGAGACGGTGCAGGACGGCGCCAAGGTACTGACCATGGTGATGCTTCGCGACGCCGCCAATGAGGGCGACGGCCGCGACATCGAGCGCTTCAGGGAGCTGCGCCTGGTCGACGGCGCTTACGTCCAGCGCTGCTGGGTGTGCCGCGCCGGCAAGGGCGGACTCGCGCCGCTCGGCGAGCCCGAGACCGTCGTGCCGCTGATCGCCGGCAAGCCGCTGCCGTACATCCCGTTCTGGTTCGTCGGGCCTTACGGCAACCGGCCGTCCCTGCAAAAGTCGCCGATGCTCGACATCGCAAACGTGACCATCGACCACTACCAGGTAAGCGCCGACTGGCGGCAGGCCCTGCACATGCTGGCGCAGCCGACGCCGTACCTGATCGGCGACATCGACGAGAAGCAGATCCCCAAGCGCATCGGCGCGGGCGCGTTCTGGGTGCTGCCCTCAACCGTCCAGCGCGTGGACATGCTGGAGTACAGCGGCGTCGGCGTCGGCAGCCTCGAGGCCGCGCTTGACAAGATCGAGAACACGGCCGCTGGCCTGGGCGCGAAGCTGATTCACCGGGGACGCCAGCCGGAGACGGCCGAGGCCGTGCGCACCAAGGCGCGCGACGAGCTGAGCGTGGTCGAGACCACAGTGATGAGCGTCGAGGACGCCTACCGGGGGCTGCTGCGCACGGCGGCGGAGTGGCAGGGCCTTGACCCGTCAACGGTCGGCTTCGGCATGGACCGCGACTTCATCGAGGAGCGCATCGACTCGGGCATGCTGGCGGCGCTGATCAAGGCCTGCTTCGACGACAAGGCGATCAGCCGCCCGGTGTACCACGCCAACCTGCAGCGCGGCGGCATCGTGCCGACCAGCCGCAGCATCGAGGACGAGATCGCAGACGGTGCGACCGGCGAGAAGAAAGCGGGCGAGGCTGCAGGCGGCAGCAAGCAGGCGGCAGACCCGGCGGATGATCCACAGGCGACGCCGGAAGCCGACCCCGCCGACGGCGTCGAAGCCGTGGCCGACACGGCGCTCAACGGCGCACAGGTGCAGGCCCTGCAAGGCGTGGTCCAGGCCGTGGCCGACGGGCTGCTTCCGCGCGAGGCCGCGAAGATCCTGATCCGCAAGGCCTTCCCGAGCTTCAGCGACGACGAGGTGGCCAAGATGATCGACGACGCCGAGAAGTTCGAGCCGGCCCGCACGGAGGCGCCATGACCTTCCGCGAGGCGCGAGAGGCGATCCGCTGTGAGGCCGAAGCCATGGGCATGACGCTCACGGCCGCCGAAGAGCGCGAGGCCGCGCGCCGCATGGTGCGGGAGTGGCGCGAGAGACACCCCGAGCCGCGCGGCGACTTCGAAGCGCCGGATTTCAGCGCGGCAGCCGTGACCCGCAAGCTGGAAGCGAACGAACTGTAGCGCGCACAGGCGCGCTGTCTTGCCCGGTCGAGCCGGGCGGTGCAGCCCCCGAGGGGCGAAGCGAAGGAGCAGACGATGGAATGGTGGCAGATTCGAAATCACGCAGGCGACGCGCTGTTGCCCAAGCACGCGACCATGTTCGAGGGCGAAGGCGGCGGTGAAGGCGGCGGGGGAGGCGGCAGCTTCGATCCCAAGAGCGTGCCGCAGGAGTGGCTGAACGCCCAGGTGCAGAACGCGATCGCCAAGGCCACGGGCGGCAAGGGCCTCGACGGCCTGCTGAACAACAACAAGGAATTGCTCAGCGAAAAGAAGCGCCTGCAGGAGGAGTACCAGAGCCTGCAGGAGAAGCTGAAGCCCCTGGGCGACCTTGACCAGGCGACCGAGCTGTTCAAGAAGTTCAACGACGACGAAGAGCTCAAGCTGTTCAAGGAGGGCAAGGTCGACGACCTCGTGAAGCGCAAGACCAACGAAATGGTCAAGCGCCATCAGAAGGACATCGAGGAGTGGCAGCGCAAGGACAGCCAGCGCGAGCAGCGCGAGAAGACGCTGATGCAGCGCCTGCAGGCGGCCACCATCGACCGCGAGCTGACCGAGGCCGCGGCCAAGGCCGGCGTGCACAAGTCGGCAATCCCCGACCTGATCAACCGCGGGCGCGGCGTGTACCGGCTGGAGGAATCCGGCGACGACTTCCAGATGATTCCCAAGGACGCCGAGGGCCAGATCATTTTCGGCAAGGACGGCAAAACGCCGCTCTCGCCTGAGGAGTGGGTCGAGAGCCTGAAGGACAGCGCCCCGCACTTCTTCCCGGGCAGCAGCGGCGGCGGAGCAACGGGCGGGCCGGGCAAGGGCGGGGGCAGCGCGATCGTGCTGCCGCGCAACCACTCGCAGGCCGAATTCGAGGCGGCCTACGCGCAGGCGCGCAAGGAAGGCAAGGAGCTGAAAATCGCGGCAAGCTGAAAAAGTTCTTGCGCGCGACAAATCGCACGGGTACTAATCCCGGCATCAGCTTGACCTGTCAAGGCGGGTGACCCGCGGGCAGCGCAGGCAACATCTTCCGGGTATGGCCAGAGGCTCCGGTAACCAGGGAAACCTAACCGGAGCCTTTTCATGAGCAACACACTCGCCAACTACGACATGACCCTCGCTGCCCGCTCAGCCCTGATGTGGCTGAAGAACAAGAAGGGCATCGTGAAGGCGGTGTCCCGCCAGGCCGAGATCGAGCGCCAGAGCTCGTTCGAGCAGGGCCAGACGATCAACCTGCGCCGCAGCACGCTGTTCGGCGACGCCGAGACCTTCGTCGCCGGCACCGGCACCACGGCCGAGGACATCAAGGGCCAGAACGTCAGCCTGACGCTGGATCAGCATTTCGAGAAGAAGTTCACCGTCAGCGACCGCGAGCTCGCCTACGGCACCGAGCGCCTGATCCAGGAGCACATCGGGCCGGCGGTTGACCGCGTCGCCGACAAGATCGAGGCGAGCATCTACGCCCTGGGCCACTACATCGGCCCCTGGGCGCTCGCAAACCAGAGCGGCGCGCAGAACATCATCGCGGCCAGCCGCAAGGTGTTGTTCGAGAACGGCTGCCCGATGGACGAAAACATCATGTGCGCCGTCGACCCGTCGCTGGAGAACACGTTCATCACCGACGCAATCTGGCACCAGGCGCAGATCGCCGGCCAGGGCGCGAACCAGACGCTGATCGACGCCAGCCTGGGCCGCCGCTTCGGCGTGAACTTCTTCGCCAGCCAGCTGGCGTACCGCAACATCGCCCAGCAGACCGCGACGCTCGCCGCCGCGGCAGGCACCGGCGACCGTGTGGGCGCGGCCAACGCCACCTACGACGTGAACACGTCGAGCAGCATCGTCATCAAGGGCCTGACCAACGCCCAGACCGTGGGTGTCAACGCCGACACCATCACCTTCGCCGGCGACCCGACGGTCTACCGCGTCACCAGCGTGGGCGGCGCGGTCGGCAGCAACATGGTCACCATCGGCATCTTCCCGGCGCTGCGCAAGCCGCTGGCCGAGGACACCGTCGCGACCTTCGGCCTGCGCGAAGGCATCCAGGACGCGGCTGCCGGCACGGTGGAGAACCTGATGTTCCACCGCGAGGCGCTCGGCCTGTGCATGGCCCCGCTGCCGAGCATCGGCGACGGCATGGGCGCTCGCGTGGCCAGCGTGGTCGACGAGCAGACCGGACTGAGCCTGCGACTCCGCATGTGGTACGCGGGCGCCGCGGGCCTGGTGAACGTGGCCGTTGACGCGCTGTGGGGTGTGGCGGTGCTGAACCCCATGCTCGCCTGCCGCATGCTGCGAGCTCAGAGCTAAACCATCGGGGGCCCGTCTTCGGGCGGGCCCCTCCGCTCTGCACCCCGCGGGGTTCGCAGCGGAGGAGATCCCGGTGGCAAAGACCAGCATCAAACAGGTTGCAGGCGGCTACCCCGGCGTCTCCGGGGACACGCACCGCGCGTACCGCTTCAACGGCACCAACGACGGCTCGCAGAACGACGACCTGTCGATCGTGGCGCCCGAAGGCGCGGAGTGGTTCGCCATCGAGGACAACGCCAACGCGCTCGCCTACGAGGTGCACAGCGCGGCGGCGGCGGGCGTCGAGGCGCTCACCTCGCGGCGCCTGCTGGCAGCCAGCGGCCAGATGTCGCTGATGCCGGTCAAGGCCGGCGAGTTCATCAACATCAGCGACCAGGCCAACACGGCAGTCGGCGCGTTCACGCTGATCTTCGAGGGCGGGACGCACCTGCCGCGCGGCGTCGCCAACCTGACGGTCTCCGATCCGGGGGCCTGATGAGCCGCAACCGCAACAGAAACCGCAACGGCAGATCCGCCCAGCGCGCGGCGGCGGGGGGTGGCGGTGCATACCACCCCGACGATGACCTGTTGGGCTGGGAACTGTATAGCATCGCGGAAGATGACGACTTCACGCTCGACGGCACGACCGGAAACATCGAGGTGTGGGCGAATCGTGGCACGGCGGACGTTGAGTGGCGGCAGGCTACCGATGACTACCAGCCGGAGGTTGCCACCGTGGGCGATTTCAAAGCGGTGGATTTCAGCGCAGCCACAAGCAAATCCATGCTGACCCGGAATCGTGCGAACAACGCGAACGTGAATCGCACGGTGTTCATGGGAAACAGCACGGGCATCGCGTTGATCGTCGGCAGAGTTACGGCGTTCGCGAATCACAACAGCACCAACCAGCACCTGCATCCAGCCCTGTTTGACTGCTCTAGTGGCGGTGTCGGGATGTACGTTTCAAACCGCACCGACCTGAGCAACCAAAAGACCCTCGCGTGTCTCAAGTGGGCGGCAACGCCCGTGCTGCTGGAGATCGCGCAGGACGACATCTTTGTCGCGGCGATCCGGATGCAGGCCCCGTCAAACGTGGATATGCAGGGGTCTCTGAACGGTGGTGCGCCGTCAACGCAAGAAAACGTCGGTGCTCTGGCCTACGATGCGTTGATGCACCTAGGGCGCAACGTAACGAGCGGGGCAGACGGATTCACGGGGCAGATTCTGCTGACAGCGTTCCACGAGGCGGGCATGAGCGCGGAGGATATGGCCGCAATCGCTGGCCGCATCGCAAGTTACTACGGGGCCGCGTAAGGGGGCAACCAATGGCTGGCAACAAAAAGACCCGCAAGGTCAGGCGCGACACCGGAGACGTGCCGGTCACAATCTGGAAGCGCCTGCGCGACAACCCGGCGCTGATCCTTGCCATTGCCGGATTCTTCGGCCTAGGCGGCGAGCAGGTTCGCGGGCTGCTGGAGGCCGACGTGCCGGGCTACGTTGCAGCCATCATCGCGGGCGCGTTGCCGCTCGCCTACGCCACCGGGCGCTGGGCCAAGTCGCAGCTTGCCGTGCAGCGTGAGATGGTTGAGACCGTGAAGGGCCTGCGCGAGGACGTGTCCGACATGCGGGCGGCACTCGACAACGGCGCCGAGCAATTCAGCGAGCACCGGGATCTGCTGACCGACCACGGGGACCGGCTGGACGAGCTGGAGGCGTGGCAGCAGGCGTACATCGAAAAGGCGCGGCGCGAGACAGGGCAGGTGAAGCCGTGAACAGCCTGCCCGTCGAGGCGCGCGTAGCGATCGGCCTTGCGGTCCTGGCTGCCGTGGTGCTGCTGTTGGTGGCGCTCAGCCGCGCGCTGGACCGTCTCTCCTGAACTTGTCGCGCCCGCGCCTACGGTGACCCCACAAGCGCAAAGGCGCAACCACGGAGGTCAACCCATGAAACCGCTTCCCATTCTGCTGCTCACGTTCGCGCTCTGCGCGGCGATCATGCTGCCCGGCTGCGCGCTGTTCGGCCCCAGCGT